AGGAACACCAAATTTTTGTATATAAACTCTGTATTCATCTTTAAATTCTAATTGAGTAAGTGAAGTATTACTTGCTAAATATTCTTGAAAGCGATAACCGGTGGTTAAATATTTCTCGGCATAATAGTCTAATAAATTATCAGCAGTGCTTAATATATCTAATGCACCACTTAAATCTTCTGATCTAGTAATTAATTCATTATTATTTATAATTGCTATATGCAAACCATCTAAAACGCGATGAAATGTAGAACAATATTTAATAAATGTAGATTTATTATAATTATATGCATCTACATCTCTAAAATTATTTTGATTACCTATTATTAAACCTAACGATTTATATTCATTATCAGTAAATTCATCATTTAATTTATTAACATTACCTAATGCATAATCTGATAAATATTCACCCAATTTAGATTCAACTATTTTATGCATTTTTTCAAATTTATTTAATTCTAATAAATTATTTCCTTTACTGTGTTGTGTTCTTGCAATTATATCTGACTTTTTAAATATATTCATATTAAATATAATTTAGATAATTTAATATATAGTAAAATTAAATTATCTAAATTATATTTAGCTTAATATTAAAATAGATATATGAAAATATAAATATATCATAATATTTGTAAAATTTTTTTTATAATTTTATATTATAAATGGTTAACTATCAACTCACAGGTACCGAATGCGCGTCGGCCACATTTGCTAATTTAGTTAAATTAGCGGTATCGCCATCAATTGATTCTGGTGACGATGTTATTAATGTAGAAATGAAAATTCCTAAATATTGGATGGATCTTACATTTGCTGTATTATTTACTGATGGTGCTCATGATGAAACAAATACACTTTGCACACGTACCAATATTTTAGATAACTTAACACTTAAAGATGCTAAATATGCTAATGCTAAAAATACATTAATTGGTAACTCGGTTGGTCACTTATTAGGTTTAACAGTTCCCGTTGAAAATGCACTAAGATTAAAAGAATTAGTTGATATTATGACAGAAGCCTCCCAAAATGCTAATGATACATCGGTTGAAGGTGTAAGAAGTTTAGCAATTGACACTTTCCGCCGTAAAGTAATTGGTGACGATGATTCTACTAGTGCCGTTGGTTCAAGTGCAAGCACAGAAAAAGCTCACCAAATTGATATTACTCGTAGTGAAGTAACTGACTGCAAAACATCTTCCACTGCCCGCGATGATTTAGTCACTAAATTATCAAAACATTGTGCTTTATATTTAGACAGCACTTTTACTGGTGCTGCCGCTGGCGGAACTGGATTTACTAATCCAACAACTTCTCCCGCTGGTACTATGTCTAGTGATGAAACTGACAATGTAGATAGTTTAGTAGGTGAAATTATTAAACAGGCCGCTTCATTTACTCCCACTAGAATAAATAAACTTTTAGGTGCAAGCGCACAGGGCGGTGCGAGTGATACTACAGATGACCCTGTTCCCGAATTAAGCGATGGTGAAAAAGCATTCCACTTTTTACATTTTGAAATAGGTGATGTTTTAACATTTAAAAATACAGTAACTGTTGGTACTGCTATTTCATCAGCTAATGGTGGTGCCCAAGGTGATGGTACCGACGCCGTTGGTGAACTTATTGTAAATTTCAATTTAACCGTTGCGGCTAATACTGACACTGACTTAGATGATCATGAAGTTATTGGTTCAATTAGTGGCACATTTTCTTAAATATTTCAACGCAATAATTTATTATTATTTAATTATATTAAACATAAATAATAATAATGGTATTAGAAATTGATTTAAAAATTGCAAAATTTCATATGGATTTAATATTTGCTATTATTCCGCCTGAATTAATTGTAAATTGGATTGATGGTGGAACAAAACAAACTAATTCAAATCCATTACAACACGTTAATGATAATAGTATCTTAACATTTCATGGTGAAATTGGTTATCCTATTACATTTTATATAGTTGATTATCAATTGCCAGCATATTATGATTCTATAAAATTAGCAGAAAAAGGTATAGATATTAATAAATGCGTAGGAACTACTGATGCAGGTGATAATATTAATTATGTAACTTTTAATATGGATACTACTGCATATATGATAAATGGTAATCAAACCGATGACTTAAATGGAACTATTTATGATTGGAGTGTTCCAAATAATAATTGGACATTAATTGACATTAGTGATGGCGAATGTTATATGGGTATAGAACATGGTTTACTAAAATTATATAAAAAAATATTTACTGCAAATATAAATGCAGATCCGTACATATTTGATAACAGATATTCATATTATTTATTTACTAAAACTCCTAAACTAGTTGTTAATTGGATTGATGGAGGATTAAAACAAACTAATATGAATCCATTACAACAAGTTAATGATAATAGCATTTTAACATTTGATGGTGAAATTGGTTATCCTATCACATTTTATATAGTTAATTATCAATTGCCAGCATATTATGATTCTATAAAATTAGCTGAAAAAGGTGTATATTTATCTGAATGTGTTGGAATAACACATGTAGGACAAAATATTAATTATGTTACATTTAATATGGAAACAATTGTATATATGATATGCGGTAATCAATCAGATGACTTAAATGGATCTATTTATGATTGGAATGTTCCAAATGGTGGATGGACACCAATTGATATTAGTGATGGCGAATGTTATATGGGCATTGAACATGGTTTATTAAAATTATATAAAAAAATATTTGTTGCTAATAATAAATGTGGTACACCATATATATTTGATAATAGATATGCATTTTATCTATTTGCAGAAAGCAATAATCCATATCATAGTCAATCTAAATGTTGTAGAACAAATATATTAGATCATTTACACATTGAAGAACATTTATTTGATAAGATAGAGAATTATGTATATGGAAATTCTGTTGGTTCTGTTATGGGCATGCAATTACCAGTAGACCATCATAAACGAATGGCAGGAATGAAAGATATTATGACTGTTTCATCTCGAAATAAATTAAATAATGAATTAGATAATATGAAAATTAATTTATTTGAAGATAGTATTGATAAAATTATAGGAGTCGATAATACTAAATCAATACAAATAAATATTCAAAATGACAAGCTTATACGTTCTGCTATTACTAATAATATAAATCATAAATTAAATTATAAAAATAGTTTATGTCAACATATGGCTTATTTTCTTTCAAATGGTAGTTTTGGTATTAAAAATGATGACAATTTTTTAAATCCAACTGATATAACTATTGATAAATTAGGAGATTCAACACAAACCGCTGATTTAATAGAACAATTAATTATTCAATCTATTAATGCATGTTCATATAATACATTATTTGGTGCCCCAGACAATAATCATCCAATTGTACCTGATTTTATAGATGGTAAAAAACAATTATATTTCTTACATTTTAATATAGGTGATTCTTTATTTTTTAAAAGAATTATTAATATTAATAATGTTAATTTAACTATTAAATTCAATATTATTGTTACGCATGATACAGATAATACATTAAACAATAATAGAGGATTAGGACCAATATTAGGTAGTAAAATGAATTCCTAATTATTATATTAATTAGATTAAATTCATTATAATATATAATATATTATATAAAATGTCTGATTTTGATATGGATATTAATTCTTATTCATTCAATGAATTAAAAAATTTATTAAATATAGATACTGATACTGAATTTACAAAAGAATTATTAGAAAAAAATTATAATAATAAAATAAATAATTTACATGAATTAGAAGATAATACTTTAGCCCATAATTTAAATATATTTTTTACTAAAGTATATAATTTATTATATCTTAATTTAAAAAATCAAAATTATAATGATAAAATATCTAATACTTTTGATAATGAACTAATTAATAAATTAGATAAATTTCAAGAAAATTTAACTAACTTATTAGATAATAAAATACATTCTGTTAATACTATTAATCAATCAAATATACCTGTTAATCCTAATACATATAATACTATTAAAAAACAAATTGCAATTAATTCTGAATTTAAATCTCCCGCGTCACACCTATCTAAAACTGCTAACTGTGGTATAACTGGTAACCCATATCAAATATGCGATAAAGTCTCACAATCCACTAATTTTATAATTGATTTACCCGAATCAATTAATAATGTTATTTCAATGGAATTAGTTAATAGTGATATACCCAATATTATATATACTTTCTCGGAAAAAAAAGGTAACAATAAATTTATTATATGCATATCAAGTAATGATATTACTGAAAATATTGACTATAATATTACTATTCCCGATGGTGTATGGTTTGCTACTGATATTGAAACATTCATATCTAATTATTATTTAGATATTGCATTTAATAATGTTACAAGAAATAAATATTTAAGATATTTAAAATTTGAAGTTCCTGAATCATCCGCTAAACCTGTATTTAGATTTAAAACTAGCGAAGAAATGGAAGCATTTTTAAATATTTATCCATGGACTAATGTATCATATAATGATATTAGTAATTTAGAATTATCATTTTCAATACGTAATATATATTCACCAACTTTATGTATTAATAATGAAAAACCATATTATCAAGATAATATGAATGAAATTAATTTTTCACTTAGTTGTCTTGGAACAATTGGCTACAATCTTAGTGATATATATGATTCCATTAATTCTAACTATAAAATTATTACTTTTAATAATACTGATTATATTAAAAGTATTGGAATTTATACATACCATGGATTTTTAGAAAGTACTAATATTTATGGACATACTAATGATTCTGGTATATATATATCCGTTAATGATTTTGTTGGAAATCAATCGCAACAAATAATTTTACTAGGATTTGGAGGAACTATAACAAGTGATAATATTATAGCAAGATTACCAACTGCAGGTACTCCTTTTTCACTAAATAATACTAATTCTAAAACAATGTATAGCATTAAGAGAGAATATTATGGGGGAGTTAGAATCAGAAAATTACATATTCAGGTATTCGATTCTTATGGTAGACTAATTGATTTACAAAATTATCCTACTAATTTTGTTTTTGAATTTACATGCGAATATTCTAGTGAAAATATTAATTCATTTAGAAAAAAATTATTTATATAATATTAATATTTAATTATAAAATTAACTAAATATTAATATGTGCTGAGTGGGATTCGAACCCACGAGACCGTAGTCATACGAACTTGAGTCGTACCCCTTAGACCGCTCGGGCATCAGCACATCAAATAAAAAACAATATTATATATATATTATTATATATCTTTATATACATTTTACATATACTTTTTTTATTATTTTTAAATTGATCATATTTATTATATTTTTAATTATGAATTATAATAAATATTTTATTATATTAAATGTCTATAAATAAACAACCCATTATCATATCTGTTGATGGTAATATTGGTTCTGGTAAATCATCTATTATTAAATATTTACAAAATAATTTTGAAAAATTTTGTAATGATAATACTAGTCAAAACTACAAAATTTGTTTCCTTCAAGAACCTGTTGCTATTTGGGAATCTATTATAGATAAAAATGATGGAGAAAATATCATTCAAAAATTTTATAATGATAATCATAAATATGCTTTTGCATTTCAAATGATGGCATATATTAGTCGTCTTAAATTACTTAAAGATGCATTATCTCAAGATTATGATTTTATAATTACAGAAAGATCTATATTAACGGATAAAAATGTATTTGTTACAATGTTATATAAACAAAATATAATTAACGAAATTGAATATACTATCTATAATAAATGGTTTGATGAATTCTCTAATTGTATTGAAAAAATGAAATTTGTATATATTCAGACTACACCTGATATTTGTAGAAATAGAATATTAAAACGGGATAGATTAGGAGAATCTATCCCAATTACTTATCTACAAAATTGTCATAATGAACATGAAGATTGGCTTACTTCACCTAATTTATTAGAAAAAGGTATTATATTAATTATTAATGGTAATAATGAAACTAATATTAATTTTAATATATTTAACAAATATTTTCATGATATTATGTTTCAAATATTTAATTTTATAACTAATTAATTATCTCGCTCTCCTATTAACCACTTCATTTGCTTATATATTATTTTTATTTTACAAAAATCTATTACGTCCTTTGTAGTATATATATATCCATTTAATAAATCGTCTATATTTTTTATAAAATCTTTTAGTCTATAAATTAAACTTATTATTAATTGTGTATGATTTATATCTAATAAACTAACATATTTATTATATAAATAACATACATTTACTATTCTATCTGTATAATATAATACAGTATAATTATTACTATTATGCATTGTATTAATCCCATAATTATAAATAAGTTCCATTGGCATTTCGAATATTTTTTTAGCAACTATTTTTTTTAATATTTTCATACGTCTGTTTTCATATATATCTTTTTTTATATAAAATAAAATCTTATATTGCAAATCATCTGGTAATCTTTTATAAATTATCTCTAATAATTTTCGTTGTTTAAATCCTTTCCATATTGATTGAATTTTTAATGCATAAACATCTCTATAATAACGAAAATGATTTATACAATAGAATTTATTTTCTACTATATATAATTTAGTTGTTTTCTTTTTACATAATTTATTATTGCTTATATTATAACATTGACATCTCAATACCTTCTCATTTTTAATTAACATTTTATTATTACTAATTACTAATTACTAATTACTTATTACTTATTACTTATTATATATATTAATCAATTTTTTATTAAATATATATATATATATATATGCCCAGTTATCCAACAA